AACTCGCAGTCATGCATAAAGGGTTTCGTAGCGTGTATTGTACGTTCAATCAGCATATTGTCAATAGACGTACTGAAAGCGCGCTTGCTCCCTAAGATAATCTTGGTGCGGGTATGCATTATTCTTCCTCCATAGGAACAAAGCCATCAGCCGGGAATGCACGAATAGTTTCAAAACCTGCGGCACACATGGATTCTTCAACGTGTCTACGGCGAAGCGTAGATTCAGCCACCTCTTGAGGAGTAAAGATGCAGACAGCATGATCCTTTGAGTGCAGCCAAGACATGATGTCTCCAACTGCGCTATCGATTTGATCATCAGGAATCCGTAGAAGGGCAGCCCTAAGATTGTTAACTTGTTTCATTATTCATCCTCCAATATAAGTAAGTGAGATTTCTGAAACAGGCTGAACTTCACAAGCCTTGATTTGATCGCCACAAAGATCCTTGAATTGTTCGTCAGTAATAACAACGATGTGGCATCCATCGATTGTGTTCCAAGTTTCTCCATCAGGAAAGATAACGATTGTGTGGTAATTCACAGTTGCTCCTCAATAAGATCGGCGATCTGAGCAAAGGTCAACTCAAGGTTATCGTTGATCTCTGACAAGTGATACTCGCTGCGTATCCCTGCCTTAGTGGTGACATGAAGCCACGGGTTGGCTTGCGTTCCTGCCCATGAGGCAATGGGATGTTGTGGCACAGCAACTGAGTAAAACATTTCACCATTGCTGAAACGGTGTTGCAGCGCATACACAGTAACAAAATGCGAGTGAGAGCCCATGAGAGTCTGATGTGTCTCCCACTTGAGGTCGAACGCCTTAGCATAGAGATCACACAGTACCCCAAGGGCGCAGAAGCAGTTATCCTCGGAGTGCAGGGTGTGGTGTCCTTGCTTGTAAGCCCCTGAGCGTAGAGCCGAGATCCATTGAGTCTTGATTTCGATATTCATTGTGAGTTCCTTTCTAGTGACTAGAATTATTGGGAGATCTTGGTGATAATTTTAAGTTGAGCGATAACGCCGTTGAGGACAATGTGATAATCGGTGCCGTCTTTAATAGACTGAGCCTCTAACTCTTGAAGGGTTTCAATAGGAAAGGCAACCAAGCGTTGAGTATGCGACAGTTGGGCTTTCTTACCTTGCTCACGAGCAATCTGCATTTCAGACAAGCCACGGTAAATATCAGTATCCATTGTGTTCCTTTCGAGAACTTTCTAGTGACTAGAACCTGTTCAAGCCCCCCCCTCAACGCGAGGGAGAACCTTGAACTCCATGTATCTTATCAGAGAATTAGATATTGTCAATAGCAGCAGGGACATAGGTACAAATAATTAGGACAATTACCACGACTACCTGTTGGAGCCCTGTATATATACCTAGTATAACTTAAGTAGTCCTAGGTCTATACCTAAGTAGTACTTCTCTTAGTCTTATATCTAATCTCTAATAGAGTCTTATATAAGGACTCAGGGATATCTATAGTTAACTATAGGGCTACCAACTGTGCATATTAAAGTCACGCACGAGGATAATGCTGTGTCATGCCCGAAGAGGGCGCCCCGGTGATAGTGGGTGATAGTGATAGTGGTCAGAAAAAAAAATAAAAAAAATTAAATAAAAAAATAAAAAGAAAAAAAAATTAAAAAAATAAATGAAAGACCCCGGACACCCTTTCGGATGCCGGGGTCGATCTTTATTCTAGTGACTAGAATTACTTAGACCAAACCGTATCAATCTTCTCTTCAATGGCGAGCATCAGGTCACGCTGCGCGTCTTCGGTCTTCGCGTATTTCTTCACGAGCGACCAAATCTTGTTAACCATTTCGTCCTTACTGTTCAGCGTCTCGCCCTTGGCAAACTTCGCAGCGGTCTTCGCGTCAATCTTTCCGGCGTCATTCAATTCGCAAGTCTCAAGCATTTCCTCCGCGGCGTCCACCATGCGGTCGGGCTCCTGACCAAACGCCTTGCCCCCGATAGCCCGAAGCGCATCAGCGGTGAACTTGGATACGTCGACCTTGCCTGCCTTGAGCGCAGACTTGGCGATCGCAGTTTGCATCCATCCGTACATGGTCGCATTAGGAGCCTCGCCCGTAGCCTCGGTCAGCAGGGCGATCGACCAAGCAAGCGGAGACTTGTGGCAGGAGACAAGCCAAGGCGATTCGGCATACAGTTCCACCAATTGGTCGGCAACCTTGCCTCCAGCGGTCAATGCGGTCTTGACGGTCTTCACGAGGGTCACAATCTTCGCCTTGACGGTCGGGGCGTAGCCCGTGCAGGTCAGGGCGGAGACGGTGATCTTCTCTCCGGTCAGGCTTGTGAGGGAGGCGGTCGTAGCGGCGATATCGGTTGCGGTCTTCATTGTCAGTATCCTTTCAGAGCGAAGGGCGGGGTCAGAGTTCTAGTGACTAGAATTGTCTGCCTCGTTTGGCTTCGTGTGCTGATTGTATCACCGATCCGGCATAATGCAAGGGCTACCATTGAAATCCGGAAAGATTTCCACAAATAAACGGGGAGGGAGACCGAGACCCCTGCGCTCCCTTATTCATTGCATAACGCGCGCCCATTGCATAACCAAAGAATAACGAGCGGCAAATTTCAGGAGCGGGATAGCGGCTGCGCCCTGCGCGGACAAGAGGTACCCCCACGGGGGGAACGGAGCGCCCTAACAATAATTAAGCCCCTTCAGATTTTTTCTCCAAAACCTGTCGTACCCTCAAACTGCACCTCGGCTTATCCGGTGGCTTGCCTTTTAAGGGGGCTAGGATGCCTCAGGATCGCTCCGTGGAGTCAAAGGCAGTCGAGACCCATCTTCGTCCCCTGAATCGCCCTGAGGGCATTCCGGCGGCTTCTTGGGAAAGACACACAGAGCAGGGTTCTCCCCCATGATTTGGCTGAGGGATACCTCTAAAGTTCTTATCTTTGACTCAGTTAACCCTAAATCGTGTACTTCATTCACCATTTCTAGTATTTCATGTAAAAGAGTACTAGAGAGTATATTACCTTGGATGTCTTCTGATACTAAGATCCTAGGACTAGGGAAGAATAAGAACTCTCCAAACTCATTCTTAGCCATCTTTGTGGTAATCACAGGTATACTGTAAGGGTACCACTTGATAACCATTGGATTTATCCTTGGGATTTAAGTAGCAAAGCCAAGAGCATATTCTTAAAGTTATCCTTAGGCTCTTTCTTGGGCTTCTGAGGACCCATAAGAGCAGTAGCCGGGTTATTAGCAAGGGCGGGAGTCAGGTTAGATTCTTTATCTCCTGCAAGTTCTTCCTGATAAGTCTTTGTTGCTTTCTCCTCAGGCTCTTCCTCTTCCATCATCATCTGCAACAGCATCATCATCAGTTGGTTCTTTTTCTTTGAACCTTGTTGCGCTCTATGCACGGCAGATCCCTGAGGATTATTCGCTCCAAAGCGATTGAGTTTACTAATAGTTCCAAAGCCTTCGTCTATGCCGGGACCTTCATTTGCCATAGTAAATCCTCTTACTTCTTCGTGCGATCTTTAATACGGTCTCCGAACAAGTCCTTAAGAGGCTGATGTACCTCTTGCAAACCTTTGTCCTTGCGAACAAAAGGGGCATTTCCCAAGTGTTCTCGGATGTTGTGTTCGGTGCTTGTGTGGATGCTACTAGCGCCTCCCTGTCCATGCCCGTATCCATGTCCGTGTCCGTGTCCGTTTCCCATAGTCGTTTCCTTACTTAGGCTTGCGCGACTTCATGCGATCACCAAACAACGCCTTAAGCGGCTCCTGAAGGTTCTGTGGAGGCGAGTTGACGGTCTTTGCCTTGCCATCAACAGCCTTGGCTGCCGCCATTGGAGTCATGCCACGAGCAACCATAGGTGCTAGGGACAGGTTGCCCTTCTTTTGATTTTCCGATTTGGTATTAACTACAACCTGCTTCTTTGGGGTAACAGTCGGAGGAGGTGTTGTAAGATCGCCCTTTGCCATGTGTAAATTCCTTAAAAAGATTTAATGTTTTGCACGGTTCACGGACCGATGCACAATTCTCAGATTAGACATACGATTGTCTTTTGGGTTGCCATTCTTATGGTCAACGTCTTTGTTATCACCCTTACTAACGGCTCCCTTTTTGATCATAAGACGCCGCATCTTGTTCCGAGAAGCACGATCCTTCTTTGAAGAGGGGCTGCTTTGGAACTTAGCGTACTCGTCTTTATAATCTCTAGGTTTAGCCATTTTACTTCTTCTTCATTGCTTTCTTCTTTTTCATAGCAACGGCAGCAGCCTTCTTCCCGGCAGCGGTGTACGGATACGTCTTATTTCCTACCTTAGGCATTAAAATCCCCATTTCCGAAAGAAGCACAATGAATTAAAAAGAAAGCAGAATACCACCACCTTTAAAACAAAGATGGCAGACTTGACCACGATAAGTTGGAGATTATTTTTACTTAGCATTTGTACTCCGAAACTGTATCAAAATCTTTGGAGGAAGTTCCTCTCTAAGTTCGCGCATCGCCTTAGCCAAGGCTTTAGACGCAACAAGAGCCTCATCACTCCTTAGATGCTGTTCGTATTTGCAAACCGCAGCACAGGCTTTAGCGACTAGATGTTGATCCATGAGTCCTGATCCCTTGCCTTTCTACCTAAAGCGTTGTCTACAAAGCGGTCAATTTCCTTTTGGAATGCATCTTCAGCGTGATTGAGCATCTTGCGGTGGACATCCTGCCCCATCTGCTCTACCCACGAGGACACAGCCATAGACAAGACATCGATTCTATCGTCGTAAGCCAAGGCGCCCTTAGCACGGGTAATGCGGGACATCTGCCACATCAGGCTGTACTGCAAGGACTTCTCTGAGGCGTACTGCTTGGTGGACTCGTAGTCATCCCGGATGACCCCTGCATCAATAACTAAGCGGTGCTGATTCATCACAGGCTCTAGAACGTCAATAATGCGCCTTTCCTTTTGGATATTGTGGCGCACTTCCTCGACTGAGCAGGGATAAATCTTTACAAGATAAGGCTTCAGCAGTTCTGTGAACATACCATCACCGAAATTGGATTCGATGATAATCTTGTTGACTTTCTGACACTTGGCTATGTTCACAAGTTTGGACAGGGTCTCCTCGCTGTAGCCACCCTTGACGCCTCCGGCAGATGTGACGTACAAGAAGCCATTCAACATCTTGACCACGGCATATGCGGTTTCGTTATCGCCACGACCACTTGGGTCGATAGCCATAATCCCGCCCTCGTAGGGAATCCATTTACCTAGGATATCCATCGGTCCGTAGTATCGGTCACCATTAAAGCCAACACAAGGAATGTCTTTGACGATGTTGTTGCTATTGGTTGCCCAAACAACACCCTCAGGCGCACACTCCGGATTTAATCCAAGTACCGTGAGATCCGCCAATTTAAGGGGATAACGGTCTGCGTCACTCAGGGTGCTGTCGAGCATGAACTGCAAGGCAAAGCCTGTGCGTCCATAGGAGGCTTCGCGCTCCATAAGGTCAATGTTGTTAAAGCGTCTAGGATCCGTAGCCTCGCCTTCCACACCATTCCTCAGGGTCAAAGCCAACTTCTCACCAAAAGCCGTTCTTAGGCGTTCGTCAGGGTATCTAGCACACCAAATGCGGGTGTTGTAGCCTTTCTCATGCAGACTGTGGTAGATCGACTGCTCCGTCTGCGGCGTACCGAGAAAGATCACCTCCCCTCCGGGTTTGAGAACGGCTTCAAATTCGGCAATAGATGTGTGCAACTTCTCACGCATTGCGAATGTGGCAGAGTTATTTAAACTTTCCACATCGTCAGCAATGATCAAGTCAGCGCGGCTACCCGTAATCTGACTTGTGATTCCCTTAGATACCACACTTGGAGCCTGAGAGGCAGGGGCAGGACCTACATCGAACGCAATCTTGGAGTTGCGCTGATCCTCACGGGGTTTCAGGTGCTGACACAGGGGCAGTTCGTTGATCAGCCGCAGCGTAAACGTACTGAAATCATCAGCACGTTGTTTAGACGCCGAGACCACCAAGACGTTCAACCGAGGGTCGTGCAGGAGACGAAAGACTACATAGGCACTAGTAAGCCAACTCTTACCTACCCCACGGAAGGCTTGCACGACCCGCCTACGCTCTCCTTTTTGGAGATACGAGGAGATGTCTAGTTGGATGGGAGTGGGCTCAGGTAGCCCCAAATGATCCCAAGCAAGGAACACAAAGTTCCTAAAGTCCTTTAGTTTTCGTTCAAGTTCACTCACGCAGCCTCTTCTTCATCAAACGGCATAATCTTCGCAAGGTTCAGCATGGGAATGCTTGCGTCAACCACACAATCAATGCTGTTGTCTTTTAGGAATTGACGGGCTACATTCAGTTCAGAAGAACTAGCAGAGCCGTCCATGATCTTTCGGAGCAACT